ATTTATCTATTACACACGCAACCGAATAAATCACCGGTGCCATCTTTCATTACATGTGCATTTATTGGATAGTCATAATAGGTAGTTAAATGTAATCTAAGTATGTCACATAGATCAAAACAATCAGCATCACTTAATAATTCAATGCCCTCGGTCATAGTCTTTGTAACTTCTACCAAAGTATACAGGCCATCATTCAAAAGTATCAATTCCATTATTTTAAATTTCCTGTGGTTAATCTAAAAATAGTAAAAAACGGATTGTATTCTTTATCCTTGTACGTTGTACAATTTGTCAAACTAAAGATAACAATTAATAAAATAAAATATCTCATTTAAAATTTAATTTTTTTTTAATCATATCTATTCTTTTTTTAACAGATCTACGTTCCTCCTTAGAATCAGCAGCTCTATAATTTACATATTCATTTTTATATTCTATCCAATATCTTTGTACTTCAGTAAATACAATTATCTTTTCTTGTAAACATTTCTTATATCGATTGTGCACCATATCTGGATCAAGTCCAGCGAAATAACAGATTTTTTCAAAGTCTTGGTTTTTATTTAAAAACCATTCGTGTGCATCTTTTTTATTATAAGCTTCGTTTTTTCCACCTAAAGTATAAAGACAATCTTCAAAGGCCTGTATTACTATTGCCTGGTATAATCTTTGATCTGCCATCTTAGGTTCCTTTACAATCTCCGCAGCAAGATTAGTTCCCATGATTTTTAATAAGTATGGAGAGCAAGTCACAATAAAATAACCTCATAGGATTTGAGTTTCGGTGGTCCTGAAATTCTTCATAAAGATCATTCATGAATTCAGTTTTAGCCACGCCGTCCATTTTTCTTACGGCTTTGAGATCGATAATAGGAAATTCGTCATCGTGAAACATTAGTATAGCCACCAGCAATGAAAAGACATGGATGTGGAAGCTGGCGACTATACATTTTTTACTAAAGACAAACCAAGTTTTTTTGCTACTCGTTTACGTCCTTTTCTCCAGTTATTTTCGACTTTATCTAAAAAGCCTAAATTTCCATTCCCCAAACCTAAATCATTGCCACAATACAATTGGAACATAACAGAGGTGATACTATCGTAAGTTTTCTTGTTAGGGCAGATGACTACCAGTTTATCAAGAGCTTCATCAAGTTTCGAATCAATCGGTTTTTTCACCGCTGTCATTACAATCTCCTATTAATTAATAAAAAATTGTGTCCGTTATTCTGTGATAATAAGAAGATATAAACCTCTTCTTTTCATGAGGTTGAGGAATACCCTATAAGCAATACAAACTTATAGGGTCAAGATCAAGTATTATTTTTTTGTTTTTGTTAGCGATTTGCCTTCAGCAAGTAGTTTTGCCTTAAAAGACTCAGGTGTGACCCCATTCTTTTTTGCAAGTTTTTTTGCCTCTGAATCAACCAATTTGGCAATCATAGCTCCTGGGCCTCTAAATCCTTGTTTGCCCATAGCTTTTACAATCGCATATGTATCTATGTCGATAGCCACTGATTTCCATTTATTGATGTCCATCTTTTACCTCCATGTCTTCTGTTAATACTAATGGTGACTCATAAATACCTAAGGCATCTTTGAGTTTTTGGTTTTCAGCTGTAAGATTATCTAAATTTTGTTTCAGTCTATCCATATTTTTTAGTAATCCCTTAATAGTATCTCCAAGTCTATTTAGTGCAGCCTCTAAATCAACATCATCACCAGGTTTTCCTGCTATTGGTGAGTCTACATTTGTTGGTGGTAATGTTATACCGCCAGACAATTGAGTAAACGGTGTTGTGAATTTAATAGTTTTTTTAATTGACATAAAGTCCTCCTTATTTGGTTTGTTTGTTTAAAAAAAAATTGCATAAGCCAATAAGCCAACTAAAATTACTAAAATTTTAGGGCTTAGTAACAATATTGCAGTTAATACAGTTCTAGTTATTAATGGTCCCATTACGCATCCTTCATAAATTCAAGATTTCTTCTCTCAACTTCTAATTTTACAAGTTCTGTGGCTACAAACTCATTGATAGGGTAAGTTGGAGAACCTAAAATATCTAAATAACAAGATGTTATCTTCGATACAGTATCATCAAACCAAACAGAACCTTTTTCAACTGGGTTGCCCTGCGCATCAATTGTAACCATATCCTGCAAAATATTATCTACTTTAGAACAAAACTCTCGCCATTCTGAAACATGTGATTTAAGAATTGTTGTCTGACTCATTGTTTAGACCTCCCACCTAAATAAATTGGTGTTGTTGATTTGTCTAATGTTTTAATTATGAATTCCATAATCTTATGGAAATCAATACCGGCCTTATAAGATGGATCATATGTAAACTTGTTAACTCTTTCATAATTAATTGTATAATGTATTTCTTCATCATTAATTAATTCAACTACAATAGTTTTAGTTTTTTGATTAACAAGGTCATTTGGTCCTTTAAGCGTCCAAGTGTCTTTAGCTATACTAGTCGTCATGTTATACTCCTTTTAATTTAAAGTTTTTTAACAATTCTTTATAAAAAAAGCAAGAATTAAATGGGATAGATAATGAAATTTCTTATGTCAATAGCAGTATGTTCTTTTATTGAAATGACCTGCACACCTTGGGTTCATTACCCTAAATCCTTTGATTCTTGGAACTTATGTATGCGTGAAGCTTATAAGGAATCTCTTATAATTATCGAAAAAATAGATATTGATGTTATAGAAAAAAACCGTTTAGCAACCAAATTTGCCTGTAATCCTTTAAATGGTGCCTAGGGGTTGAATATGACACAAAATATGGTATATAATCTCTTATGAAGCACTATTTTGTTCAGATACGATACAAAGGCAAGTATTTTAATGGGACAATAAGTGCTAATAATGATGAGGAAGCTTTAAAATTAGCTGAAAAAAAGATGCAATCAGGCGAGCTTACTTGTCAAGATGAAGAGGATTTTTATAACCACGAAAGAATCTTCATCACTTATGAGGAGATAGAAAATGGCACTACAGGAGTTAATATCAAAGAAACTTCAGTTGGAGTCCAAGTGGGCAACCCAGGCGTTATCACAGAAAAGGGTAACACCTGAAATGAAGTGGATAGATATAGAAATAAAAAGCCTTAAAAAAAGAATCAATGAACAAAGTGTTGTTGATGCTTCTGAAGGACTTTTTGACTAACAACTGACGTTAGTTTATATTATCGATTGTTTATGACAATTAAGAAGGCTATCCTTGACGCTTTAGAAAAGAGATACGATTCACAAATCTCTGAAGCTGATGCTACGATCAAAATTTACTTAGAACAACCCGTTGGAATAGGTGAGCATCCACAACATATTGATGAAGTTGATAAATTAATAGGTAAGATTTGTCATGCAAACGAAAAAAAACAAGAATTAAAAAACTTTCAATAAAACTTTCATATATTTTTAATCCATCTTAATTTTTGTAATGAATGTACTTTAGGTTGCCACTCTCTATTTTTTCTTGTCGTCCAACCCTTACCTTTAGGAAATGACTTTGTAGTGTTGTCGTTAATAAAACCTGCAGCTTTAAGACTTACTCCCGATTCTGTTTCAAGTGTATAAGTTATTATCTTTCTTCCACCCATCTCTTTCCAAATTCTTACACAAGCCCCATACAGAAAGCTATTTACATTTTTTGATCCATTTGTACATGTTCTAATTATTTCACCGGTGTAGCCATCATCTAGTTTTCTTGCTACGGGTCTACCAACTATTGCTATTCCTAAAATTTGATCTTCTGTATTCACGCAAGCAATACAAAATTTACATCCCTGTGCACGTTTACTATGTCTATGATGTTCCTCTACGTATGCATTTGCAAAACGCAGAGTAATGGGTTTGACTTTCACTAAATCATTCCGTCTTCTCTTAGTTCTTCCGGTGGCCGTTGTGGGCTACACATTGGGCAATCTACTTTAACAATACCACTGCTCTCAGTATTATCTTTGTAAACATAAATAGTTCTTTTATCCTTACATCTTAAACAAGAGGTCCCTCTTTCGTCGATGGGAATGTATCTTTTTACTTCTTTACCCTTTTTTAAATTTTCTATTTGTTTATGAAAGTCTTCTGCATCTTTATCTGTCATCATCATGTGTCTCTCCCCAACTTTTACCTTTCGCGATATCTACTTTAAATGGAACACGTAAGTCTTCGATACATGTTTCCATTTCTTTCTTTATTTTAATTATATCATCTTCCCCATAGATACTAAAGCACAATTCATCATGTATTTGTAACATTGGCATAAACCCTGCGTTGTAGCAATCAATCATAGCTTGTTTAGCTTGGTCAGCTGCTGAACCCTGAATTAACCTATTTAGTGCCTTGTAAGTAAATGCACGCCTTATGTTGTTACCATAATTAGCTTTGGCCTCATTATAGTTCATGGCCTGGTTCATACCAAAAGTCATAGGCTCCCACTTATCAAATCTACATTTTCTACCTTTTACAGTTCTTATAAAACCAAACTTACTAGCCGATTGCGTTACAGCTTCAGCTAATTTTTTTACAAAAGGCACTCTGCTATTGTATTGGTTTAGAAGTATTTCCGCTTTATCTTTAGATATTCCTAGTTCTTTTGATAATTTATTTTTACCCATTCCATAAAACAATCCTAAATTAATTGTTTTGGCCTGGGTTCTAGAAATTTGAGCCATGTCAGCTACAATCTGATGAAAGTCCGCAGACTCATCTTGATAAGCTTTAATAAATTCTTCTGATCCGTCAAGTTGTTGTCCGATGGCCGTTGAATAGTGTGCTACTAATCTTGGCTCCTGTTGCGAGTAATCAAATGAACCCCACTGTTTACCCTCTTCAGGTAAAAACAAAGATCTAATTTTGTTACCAAATTCTTTGTTACGTGCTGGTATCTGCTGTAAATTTGGATTGGCATAGGACAGTCTACCAGATACAGTGCCTCCTTGATCCGATCTTAATTGATTTATCTCTGCGTGTATTCTACCCTTATGTACATATCTTTGTATAGAATCTATAAACGTCGAATGAAATTTATTAATTTCTCTAACTTCTTTAATTAACTTAGCGATTGGGTGTTCACAATTAGCTAACCAATTTGTTGTAAATGATGGTTCATCTGACTTTGGTGTTCTAGGATAGTCAACACCTATACGATCAAATACTTTAGCAACACTACGAGCCGCCCAAATATCTACATTTAAAGTGGTTTCTTTTTTAATTTTACTCAACAAGGATGCTTCTTTTTGTTTAAATTCTTTTTTTAATAACAATGCTTTCTCTTCATCGACACGAATACCTGTGGCTCTCATCTTATGTAATATTGGTAATAGTTCCATTTCCATTTCCCAAACATCATTAAGTGATTGTTTTTGTATTTCTGCTTTGAATCTTTGCCAAAGTCTTAAAGTTAAACCAGCATCCTGCTCTGCATAAAAACCAACATAACCTGCGGGCATTCTCCAAAGATCTTGTTTAGGATCTAATCCCCATTCTTTTGCTTTTTCATTTAAAAAAGTTTCATTTTTAATCTCACCTAAATAATCTTTAGCACAAGCATTTAATGAGAAGCTCCACCTGTTTTCATCAATTAATGCAGCAGCTATCATTGTGTCTACAATTGGTCCATTGACTTGAAAATTATTAAATTTCAACCATCCTAAATCATATGCAGCGTTATGAAATATTTTTGTGCTTGGTTGTTTTAGTAGATCTTGCATCCAAGCTACTGTAATATCTAAATCCATATTACCACCTGCGTGATGAGCTATGGGAAAATAATATTGTTTACCAAGTGCAGCCACCGCAAATCCTACGATATGACCTTTACCGTATGCCCACCCAGCACCATATTTTTTTAAATCAGGATCTTTTGTTTCTAAGTCAATTGCAATTTCATCTGCTGCTCTTAAGTCAGGGTATTCTGAAGGACATACCCAATCTGAATCTGAATATATAAAATTTAACTGGTGACTCATGGCTTCTCCTTATGCCAAAGGTAAAGTAACATACATACAAATGCATAAATTGATAAAACTATAAGTATTGATAAAACAATCATTTATTAATTATATGAAGACCAATTGCACAAATTATTGCTATTACAATAATACCAACTAGTAACATTCCAAATCCGTAACTTGCTGTCATTTTCTTTTTTTCTTTCTACCCATGTACCAATCTCCAGGTTCATAATTCCAACGTTTACCGTGATGGCCACGGATATCCGCATACCACATTCTTATTTTAACTATTATCTTTTTTAACACCATATTTTGTAAAATTTATTATTGAATCTTCAGATTTGTGTGTTGGTAAGTTGCGATTGACAAACATAATATCAATATACAAACATCTTACATTAAATAAAAGTTGTGCAACATCAAATGGATAAAAACCTATTGCCTTTAAGTTTCCTAATAAATTATACATACTAGGAGATCCAATGTTAAATTCAAATACAGGCACTTCAATTTGCAACCATTTAGCTTTAGGGATTGTAATCATGCCACCTCTTATAACTTCTACCTCTGCACCTTGTACATCTAATTTAATTAAATCAAATGTTTCATCTTGTGTTATAGAATCTAAAGTATGAGTATTTACTAACTGTTTATCAAAGGGAACATTAGATTTTTCTTTATAAAAACTGTTTCCAGTTTGTTGAAAAGGGTCTTTACAAACATAAAAATTTCTCTCCTCTACTTTATCACTAAGATAAACATTATGAACTTTACCTAAACTTCTTAACCTTTCATTAAATAATTTATTTGGCTCTATTAATGTAAATTTAGCATCTGGATAAAAATCTTTGACATGACTAGACCAGTCGCCATTAGCTGCACCAATGTCTAAAACATTTGTAAAATTAATATTAAAACGTTCTTTTGCGCGTTCAAAAAATTTAGCGTCAATCAGAGCCATAGTCTCTTTCTATTATCATATCAATACAGTGTTTAGCTTTTAACAAATCTTTTTTACCACCCTTTAATTTATGTCTTGAAATATATTTTATAGCTTCTCCTTCTGGCCACGGTAAATTATTTTTTATTGAGTATTGTGCTGGCTGAATTGCAAAAGATTTATAATGTGACCCGCCTTCTTGTTTTTTAAAAACCGACATAATTACTTCTATACAATTTATAATATTTACTCAACGGAAAATTATACTTATGGAAAGTCCCAAGTAAGTGTAATGTGTTGATTGCTCTTGTTACTCCTGTGTACCAAACCCTTAACTCTTGCACCTTATCTAATAATGATTTTCTCTCATAGTGTGATGGAAAATTACATTTTGATGAAAGCACAACATTATCAGCCTCACCTCCTTTTACTTGATGAATCGTATCAATTAAAATAGGTGCTCTTTCATCTAAATTTACTTCTGATTCGATTAATTTAATAAAATATTTCTTCTCGGAATCTTTAAATTTTCTTTTAAAAGCTTCTTGCCAAGTTGCTTTTTCTTCTACCATTCCACCACGTAAGTGTAATTCGTTGAAATCAAATAGCTGGTTTGGATGTGCAAAACTCCACTTTTTGCTGTCCGCTGAACGGTAGCCGTGATCTATGTTCAAAAGATAATTATACATAATGCATGCGTCTTCTCTATTGATAGATCCTCCGCTACAAATTTTATCCCAATCTTGAATAGCTTTCCATTGATTTATGTCATAAGATTTGTTTCCTTTCATGTCTTGAAAATATAAACCCATGTTTTTAGCTTCATCTTGTAATTCTTTTTTAACATCATTAATTCTAGCAAGTATCATCCAATTGCCTTTTTGTTCAAATGGGACTTTTCTTAAAGAACTCCATCTATATATCTCTCCATCTTTATCATTTGATTCAAATTCTTTTTTTACTCTATGACCCTCCATACCATGCAAAAGACATTTAGCAAAAAAATGTACTTTCTTATTTAATCTTCTAGATTTATTTAATATCTTAGATTTGCCTGGAAATGTTTGAAAGTAAGATACATCAGCTCCGTTCCATTCATAAATGGCCTGATCATCATCACCAGCCAAATAAACTTTATTTGCATGCATAGATAATTTTACAACCATGTCCCATTGCAAAGGTGTAAGATCTTGAGCTTCATCAACCATCAACACTTTAAAATTTATTGCAAGACCTGACGTAATAAATTTTTGTACCATGTCTGTGAAATCTAATCTGTCATTTTTAAATTTACCTGGTTCTACTTCGTAAGTTTTATACTTTTCATAGTTATATATAATTGATTTAAACTGTTGAAGTCGTACTTTTTTTCTAGGTTCTTTTTTGTAAAGAGCTATTGGATCTACTTTCATGTTTCTTGCTTTGTCATAAATTTGTAATGACCAATTATTATAAACATTTTGATCATCCCAGTTAGGCTTGTAGTTTACTTTTACAGTTCCATACTCTGTATGAAATTGAAGCATATCTACTCTTGGATCTAAAACAGGAATCTCTGCAAATTGTTGTCTTGCTAAACTATGAAGAGTTCTGAAATATTTAAAGTCATCTTCATCATAGCCTTTAAATTCTTTTCTAACTCTATCTAAACACTCTTGAACAGCTTTGTTAGTAAAAGATATGTAACAGATCTCATCAGGCATCACGCCTCTTCTTAAAAATCTTTTAGCTCTTTGTAACAATCTGTGAGTTTTTCCGGTGCCCGGTGGCCCAAAAAACTTAATTGTCTTCCCATGGAGTTTTCTTTTTATTAAATTTGACATTTTTGTTTTTATGTTCCGTTTGTTTTGGTAATGATGAGACCCAATGCCTCGTATTGTTCGCTTGGAATTTTTTACTTTGGCCACAATTATTTTCTTTTAAATACATAGTACAATCTTTTTCTGACCAATTATAGCCTTGTTTTTTCATAAATAGTCTAAAAGTATCTAATTTAAATCTAATCTCATCTTCATCATGCCAAATATTATCGTGGTCAATCTGATCAAACTCGTCAACAACATTTGTATCTTCTAAAAATTTTACCATTCTTGTATTAAATATTTCTTTACGTTCGTCTTCTCTATCTACATCTTCCATATCTTTCTTATTTGTAATTAAATCTTCTAACCAGTCTCTGTAAGGATCAGGGTCTCTTTTACTAGGTTTTAATGGTCTCCAAATTATGTCATGAGCTAATAGTTTTTCACCTAACAACTGTTGTTGATACAATTGTTTTGTTTCTAATCTAACCATTTTACCCTGAATAGGTAACAACCAGTAAGGATCAGGATATGTATTTACTTTAATTAATTTACCTACCTCGGGTAAAGCTTCGTTTATTCCTATTCCATATTTTCTTTTAGCGCATTGTCTGGACCCATTGCAACAAGATCTTGCTATAGAGGTTCCACATTTATAACCGTAATCATGTTTACCAACTTGTTCCATAACTTTATTCAATTCTTTTGGATTTAAAGCTGGCACACAAATTTTTTTATTTAAGTCCCTTATCATTTCTTCGTAATAATCCTTATCTGGATTTATTTTTTTGGCAAGGATACCAACATTAAACATGGCATCATTACGTCCCTCACCCTCTTGCACTTGATTCTTTATAAATTTGTTTACACAATTAGGCCATTCTTTAACCTCATCATCATTTGATGTTTTGAGATCATAAAAATGTTCTTTTGTAATTAAAAATTTTTTTGCATAATTTAAATATTCTGTGTATTTTAAACTGTTACCTTCATCATCCATGGCACATCTTGTTGGAAATTTTGCATTTTGATATGGAAGATTAACAAATTGTCCTAATTGTTTTTTATCCCAATCAGGACTAGAAAGATCCACTTTATCTTGTGCAGGAAATATATCAGTTGTTTTATCGTTAACACCTAAATCTGATGCTATCATTATTAACTTTTTTCTCATGT